CTAAAATATACATAAATATTATAATTTAATTAAATTAATTTCATCATATAATTCTTTTTTTGATTTCTTTTTATTATTATCTTTTAAAATATTAATATTACATTCTTCTGAAATTTTAATTAAATCCGGTAATTTATAATTAGAAATTGCTTTAAGATAATTATTATATATAAAATTATTTTTTAAATCAATATTTATAATTGTATTTAATTCATTAATATCTGAATAATTATTTGTATCATTTATATCATTCATCATTAACCATTTTTTATTATTATATGAAATATAAATGTTTTTATAATTTTTTAAACCAGTTTTATAAAATTTATTAGTAGATTTATTATAAATAATTAAATTTATTTTATAATATTCATTATAAAATAATATTAAAGATAAAATATTACCATTTTTATTTTGTAAATTATTACATATTAATGATTTAGATAATATTCTTTTATTAAAATTATAATTAGGATATTCATTATCAACAATACTACATAATTCTAATTTTTTATCAATTACATATTTATCTAATTCTTTATTTTCTAATAAAGTATAATTAATATCTTTAATAGATAAAATTAATTCAAAAATAGATTTAAATAATTTAATATTATCATCATTATATTTATCAGATGATTCTTTTAATACTTTAACTTTTTTATCAGGAATACATTGAGTAAAATTATTTAATTCAATCTTTTCAGAATAATTATTATTTTTTGATCTTAAATCTTTAAAAATTTCCATTTATTATTATTATATAAATAAAATATCTTTAATTATCAAATTTATATTTTTTAGATTTTAATATTATTTGTTGTTCTTCTTTATTAAAAATATTTAATTCAATATTATAATTTGTATTTTTTTTACATACTTTTTTTTCTATTTCATTATTTAAAATAATTTCTTGTTTTTTTATAATCATATTATCATTTTCTATATTATTATATATAGTATGTTGTAAAATATTATAAATATTATTTATATGTTCATCAATTAAACTAATATTAACAAAAAAACCATTAGAATTTTCAGTATATTTAATATTATTAATTTTAATATATTCTATAATGTCATTATGATATTCAATTTTATCGATATTTTTATAAATAAATATTTTTTTTTCTTCAATATTCATATTATAATATTTAAATTAATTTAAAATTTTACCCACAATTTGGATTTTCTCATTTCTATATTTAATTCTATAACCTAATATTTCAATATTAATTTTTTGTCCAGTATTAATATCATTTAAATTTAATTCACTTTCATTTAATGAATCATTTGGTATAATAATAATTAATGGACTATTATCAAAATCATTATCAGATATTTTATATTTTTCATCAATTTGTAAATATGCTATAATACCCATTTTATTTATATTACTTACTATACATTTCTTATCTAATATTTTATCACCTTTATTAGGAGATATAGTATCACATTTATATGATATATTATATTTAATATAATTTATATTATCAAAAGTTTCTATTTTACCTATAGATCTTTTAATAATATCAATAGAATTTTTTAAAATAAAACTATCATCTTTACATAAACCTTCATATTGTTTTTTTAATTTAAATAATAATATATTATCAATATCTTTATTTAATTCTGAAGATGTTAAACTGATTGTATCATTAAATATTTGTTCAGAAATAATCATAATATATATAATGTTAATATATTTTTAATTATTATTCAAATTTATTTTAACTTATGATATAATAAATCAAATTTTACAAAATAATTAATATCTTCATTAATAAAATTTTTAATTCTAAATATAATTTCTAATGTTTTACATAAATTTTTTTTACTATATTTAGATAATATACTTATATTTAATTTATTAAATTCTTTTTCTTTAATATTATTTTTTATATAACCAATTAAATCTTCTTTACTAACATTACTAGAATCTACTTCTTTACCTAAATTATCACCAATTACTATTTTTATAATCGATTTATTAGAATTATTCCAATAAGAATGTGTCCATGTTTTACTAGTATTTATTATTAAATCACCTTTAATTGGTTCTATCATAGAATATGTATTATCTTCATTTTTTTTATAATATTCAATTGATTTACCTAATTCTCTTACAATTTCTTCTTTTTTCTTTAATTTTTTAGTTTGTTTTATAACTTTATTTTCATTCATTATAAAATATCCTATAGGTTCACCTTTAGATTTAAATAATATTCTTTTATTTCCTTCATTATATATAAATTGATTTGATAAATAATTATATGCTATTTTATGAAATTCTTTTTCAGTTAATTCACCATTTTTTATTTGTATATTTTTTAAATCATTTTCTAATAAATATCTTATATAAATATTTCTATCATTATATGATAATTTATCTAATAAATATTCACAATATATTTTTTTATATTTATTATTAAATAAATATAAATTTCCTAATATATTACCAGTATCTTTTTTAAATTTACTATAATCAATAAATAATTCTTTTATAATTTTTTTAACATCTGATTCTGGTATTATAGTATTTTCACTATGTTCTTCAGGATATTCAATATTAATATTATTTATATTAATAGAATTTTTAGTATTAACTTTAGTACTTCTATAAAACATAGGTATACTCTCATCATTATTAAATAAAGGTTGATATATATAATAATTACCTCTACTAATTATATAACCTTTATTTTTATTAATATCATAAATAGTTTCTTTATAATCAATGATATTTTTTATAGAATTATATATAATAAATTTATTAATATCTTTATGATATTGTATATGTTCTATGATTTCATCTAATGAATAATAATTTTTCTTTTGAAATAATTCATTAATATAATTTATAATTTTTTTATCAATATCATTAAAATATTTATTATTATATGTATCATAATTTAATGTATCTTCATTTAATTTATCTAATACCTTTTTATCTACATTAATACATTTATAATCACATTCATTTTGAAATGAACATATTTTTGTATATGGTTTATCATATATTTCAACTTTAATATCATTTCTTTTAGATGTTTTAATTTTAACTGGTGTTACATCTTTTTTTTTAATAATATTACCTTCTTTAAATAAATAACTATCTAATGCATTTTGTTTTAATATTACTTCTATTTCTCCTATTTCTATTGATTTCTTTTCACCTCTTCTATAATTATAATGATCTATTGTTTCATTATTATTAAATGTAGTTGTATGTAAAAACACAGTTACATTTCTCTTTTCTTTCTCTAACATACTATGTGAACAAAATCTAATACCTCTACCTATAATTTGTTCTAATTTATTTAAATGATACCATGGATCTAATACATGTATCTCTCGAATATTTTTAAAATCTATACCTTCACCTGTCACTGATGAACCTATTACTACTTTTATTAATTCGCCATTCTTATTTTCCTCTGATTTTAATATTTTTAATTCTGAATCTCTTACTGAATCATTACCTGATATATTATCATTACCACTTAATATTATATAATTTGCTTGTTTAAAATCCTTTTTATCTTTTAATTTCTTCATATCATAATTTAATGGTTCTTCTACTCCTTTATAATTTAATAAATTTTTATCATTATATTTATTAAAACCTATATGTTCTAATGCTATTCCTAATGGTAATGCTCCTGCCCATATATAATCAGTATATATAAATATAATACCTTCAGAAGATTCAATATTTTTTATAATATTTTTAAATTTAATAGATACTTGTTGAATATTATCTCTAGATAATATTGGTAATTTTTCAATATTTTTTTTATATTTATATTTTTTACCGGATAATTCAAATATTTCTTTAAAACCTTTTTCACCATAATCATTACCTTTTTTAGATGGATAAACAATATTACATATTTGTGGTAAATATTTATTAATACCTAATTTTTTTTCTTTATTAGGATCTTTTTCAGATATTAATTTTTTTAAATATTTTTCATATATTATTTTTTGTCGACCTTCTAATTCATTTTTATATGTTATTAAAAATCTTAAAGGATTTTCTATTCTATCACCAAATAAATTATTTTTTGGAGCCTTATCTGGTAATATCGTTAATTTATCTTTTTTATTTGGATATAATCTTAACGGAAAATTTATCGGATTCTCACCCCTCAAATATGATATATATCCTCTACATTTTTTATTAATTAAATCTTTACCTTTTTTAGTTATATCTCCTTCATTATTTATATATTCTTTTTCATTTATTAATGGTCTACCGTCATTTAATAACATTAAATTAATTAATAAAAATATTTCTTTAGCATTATTAAACATAGGTGTAGCAGTTAAAAATATAATTCTTAAATTATTAGAATATTTAATAACTTTATATAAATTTTTTAATGCTTTTTTTTCTTCTTTTTTATCATTATCTTCTTGTTGAGATAATAATTCATTTTCTTGTCTTAAATTATGATATTCATCAATTATTAATAATCTATTTGAAAAATATTTATTTATTTTTATTTTTATTAATTCTTCATCATTATCTTTAATATTTCCTAATATTTCTTTTATTTTACTAGAAAAAGTTCCATATTGATAAAATTCATAATATTTTTTTATTAATTTATTTTGTGCTCTTCTTACTGAATTTGGATCTCTTTCATCTATATTTTCTTTAAATGTATCTATAAATTCATGTCCTGAACATTGATTATCACCTTTTTCTGGATCAAATATTGTATCTTTCCATCCTTGACTTAATCCTGATTTTCTTACTATTATTATTTTACTATTATCTCTTACATATATATCTCTAAATGATTCACTTATAGATACTCCTGAACAAGTTTTACCAACACCTACACCATGAAATAATAATAAACTTTTATAAGGTGTTTCATTATTTATAAAATTCTTTAATAATCTTTGATGATTTGCTAATTCAAACTCTTTATTATTACATACTTCTTCTTTATTTAATGTTATTTTATTTATATTAAATTCTACTTTTTTTGATATATCATTTATAAAATTTGGATTATTATAATCTGGATATGATAAATAATCTCTTTTATTTAATTCTTCTAATTGTTTATCATCTAAATCTTTATTATCTATTATTCTTCTTATTATATTTTGTTTATTCTTATTTAATTTAATATTTTTATTTATATTTATATTTTTTTCACATTCATAATATTCTTCATATAAATCTTCTAATTTTAATTTTTTATATTCATTTAATTTCTTTTTTAATATATCTTTATCTTCCTCTAATTCATTTTCTAATTCATCTGATTTATTATTTAAATATACTTTATAATGTGATATATTATCACTATTTCCACCACCTTTATGTTCTTCAGAAATTATTTTATATAAATCTTCTAAATTATTTAATCCATTACTTTCCCAATTATTAAGATTTTTATCTTCTTCTAATTTTTCTCTTTTTAACAATTCTTTATTTTTTCTTTCTTTTAAATCTATCATCTTTTCTTTCACATCCATGTCTTCTAAATCTATTACAGGATATTCAGGTCTATCTATTTTCATTTTATTAATATTTAATCTATTTAATAAAGCATTATCTTCTCCACCCCATCCCCAAAAATTATTAGGATATCCATTACATTTAATAAAATCTTCTTCATTTATTGATAATACTCCCCCTAAAAATTTATCATCTTTACCATCTAAATTATATCTTGTTCCTTTATTTCCTAAATGTATTGGATTATTTGGATATCTTAAATATTCCTCTATTAATTCATTTGAAGGTAATAAATCTACATCCGATAATACATAATATGCATTTTTAACTTTATTATCTTTATTTGCTAATTGAAATCCTATATTTTTTAACATCCCTAAATTAAATTTCGCCATCTTAGAACCCTCCTGTTTTAATTCTTCTGGTAATTTATCATAATCTTCTCTTTCTGATTCTTGTTCTATAACATATATATGATAATCCGTAATCCCATTAAATATTTTACTTATTTGTTCCTTAAATATTTCTAATTGTATTTTTCTTGTATTATCATTAGGATGATTTCTATATGCTACTATTATATTTAATTTATTATTACTTATTTTCTTTATTACCGGTTGTTTTTTAATTTTACTTAAATTATTTAATAAATTATAAAAATATTTATAAGTTCCTTCTTTTGATAAATATTTTTCATAAAAATCTAAAGCTTTTTCAGCTATTTCACTACATTTTAATTCATTTTTATTACACCAATTTATTTGTTTTTCTAAATCACTTAAATCTGATTTAATAGGTATATAATGAATACCAGGTTTTAACATATCTTGAAACCATAATTTATATGGTGAATCTACTAATAATATAACAGAACCCATTCTTAATTCATTACCTAATCTAAATGCTTTAACATGTCCATCTATATTTAATATATATTTATAATTAGATTGTTCTTCTAAATCCATAAAATTACTATTCTTATTCGTTCTCTTATCTTTATAACCTGCTTTTATAATTATATCTTTTTTGTATCTTTTCCATTTATTTTTATTATTTTTTTTTGCTATATATTCGTTTTTATTATTTAATTTTATTTTACCAAATG